TTTCCGTAACTAATTCGCAAACTGCCAACTATGCAGGCGGTTCCGGTGTATTTGTGGCCAGTAACTATGCTTCAGGTGCCAATGGACAAAATCTGGCTGCTACAGTTTATACTCCGAGCTCCTCTACGTATCCTTCTGCTGTGCAAACAATCCCCGCAGATACTGCCACTAACATCTATCGCGGCGTTGTGATGTATGTTCCTACGAGCAGCATAATCACGCAGATTAACATCGGATGCGGAGTCGTTCCTGCAGTGGCAGGCGGTACAGCAGCTTTGACTACCTTAACTCCGTATGTATCAAATAACTACACAGCAGCTGCTGGTACGCCTACTTATGCTGCTACCGCAGCCGTTACTGCTGTTGGTTGGCAAGCCATCGCTACTGCTACTGCAACAACCCTTACAAACTTGAACAGCACCAGCACGGATATTCTGCAGGCTAATGCGCCTAATTTGTCACAAGTTGTGTTTACCCTGGCTATAGTGGGAACTGCGCTTACTACGGCCACTTCACTAGCTGGGTTATTTTATCTGCAGCTGGAGTATTGCCAAGCGGATAGCAACCTGGGCAACCAAACTACATACCCCTACCTTAACGTTTAATTAGGAGCTAGTCATGGCACATAAAAATGCAGATGGAATGGAAGAAAAAGGTGTCCCAAAACATAAGATGAACCACGAGCATGTGATGGATGAGTATGCTGATGGGGGCCACATTCACAATGTAGATCATGTTGAAAAGTTTTATGGTGGCGATGGCCATGAACATGAGCAGCATAAAGTGAAGAAAATGAAACATGGTGGCTCTTGCTAAAGGAGAATCATCATGACGATGCAGACAGACGTAAAAGCGGCGTATACCAATACGTCCGCCGCACTTTTTGCAGGGCGTACTAGGGTCAAGCAGATTTTGGCCCATGGTACAGGTACTGCAGGGTCAATTATTTTGTACGACAACGCCACTACCGGTTCTGGCAACGTCATATACCAACTTGCCTTTGGAACGTCTACAAACCCGATTTCAATCGACATTCCGGGGGAAGGAATTCTAGCCTACAACGGCGTATACGCTACAGTAGTAAATGTTACTGGCGTTACAGTTTGTTATGGATAATACTGTGTTTAAAGAAACGTTTTCAGAAGACATACTTGCCCATACAAAAGAAAACGTAACGGACCTGATCAAAGAAGCGGTAGCTGATGCGCTGCGCGTACACCCCCTTAGCATAGAAGAAGTAAAGTGGGTGAGGCTTGCAATTCAAGCCGAAGCAGAAAGAGCGGAGTTACGTAAGGCGATTATTGAAAAGTCTTTAGCTGCTTTAGTATGGTCCGGAGTTGTTGGAATTACCGGATATATTGCGGCCAATCTTCAGACGCACTGGAAATGACTAAAAAAGTATCTTTGGCCGTAGGGCGTGGCGAAAAGCTTCCGGTATATAAGGGTGCTGGACTTACAGCTAAAGGCCGCGCCAAGTACAACAAGGCTACTGGAAGTCATTTAAAGGCTCCGCAGCCGCAAGGCGGTGCAAGGCAAAAATCATTTTGTGCGCGGATGTCTGGAATGCCCGGCCCAATGAAGGATGAAAAAGGTCGCCCAACAAGAAAGGCCGCAAGCTTGAAAAGATGGAATTGTAAATAATGCCTAGTAAATCGGCGGCACAAGCTAGGTTAATGCGTGCAGCGGCGCATACAAAAGGTGGGTTTGGGGGTGTTCCCCAAGCAGTAGGCAAAGAATTTGCTTCTGCGGATAAAGGCAAAAAATTCTCAAAAGGTGGTGACATGAAAAAACGTTCTGAAGGTAAAGCTCGCGACGCCTTGATGCAACAGGCCCTACAACAAGCGGCCATGCAACAAGCTGCTCAACAACAAGGCGGCCCTCCCCCCGGGGCAGCCCCACAAGGCCCTCCTCCTGGTATGGGTGCTCCTCCTCCAGGTGCTGGCGGCCCTCCTCCAGGTGCTGGCAGCCCTCCTCCCGGCATGAAGAAAGGTGGTGCTGTCAGGAAAATGGCTGATGGCGGCAAGGTTAGTAAAGAAGATCCTGAAATTGAAGCTGGCGAAAAGAAAATGAAGTTTGGTGAGCATGCCGACCAGAAGAAAGGCCATACTAAAGCTAAAGAACCTGCGATGAAGAAAGGTGGCGCTGTTAAACGGTTATCTCGTGGTGGTGGTATTGAAATTAAAGGTAAGACTCGCGGGCGTATTTGTTAAATGGCGCGCAAACTTAATCAGACTACGAATATTCTGGCAAATGATGTATTGCCAGCCGATGCATCACAGTCTTTATTTGCCCCTGATATGACTCCAGCTCCATCGCCCAGTGCCCCGCAGTCTGCTGCACTATTTAAAAAAGGCGGGAAAGTAAAGAAAATGGCCAGAGGCGGTGGTATTGAAACTAAAGGAAAAACTAAGGTGCGCTTTATATGATTATTCTGTCACATACGCTTGAAGAAGTGAATTTAATTTTATCCTCATTGGCGAAACAATCCTATGAAACAGTTCATGAGCTTATTGAAAAGATTAAAACACAGGCTGTTCCCCAAGTCCAAGCCAATACCGCAACTTCACCAGGCACATCAACAGCCCAAGAAGGCGCAGACAAAACACCCGAAGGAGGGCAAAGTGGCTAAAAATTGGATAGCTGGAGCAATAAAGAAACCGGGTGCCTTACATGAACAACTGCATGTGCCGAAAGGTGAAAAAATACCTGCCAAGAAGCTGGCAAAAGCTGCTAAGTCTTCTGGGACATTAGGTAAGCGAGCCCGACTTGCAGAAACTTTGAAGGGATTTAAGAAAAAATAATGGCTGCTACGTCCGGCACAACGATATTCAACCCTGATTTAAGCGAGCTGGCGGAAGAAGCCTTCGAGCGCGCCGGATCAGAGGCACGTAGTGGGTATGATTTTCGTACTGCACGCCGCTCTTTGAATTTTTTGTTGTCGGAATGGGCTAACATCGGCATAAATTTATGGACGATAGATGAAGGTGAGCAAATATTAACTCAAGGGGTAATTACATATGATCTTCCTGCTGATACTGTTGATCTTATTGAGCATGTCATTCGTAGTAACTCCGGGCAGCAGAACAACCAGTCGGACATAAATATAAGCCGGATATCAGTTTCAACGTACTCTACGATACCTAACAAGTTGGTACAGGGGCGGCCTATTCAGGTGTGGATCAACCGGCAGTCTGGGCAAACGTACCCAACAGGCGCAACTCCAGATCACAGCCCGCAGTTCACGGTGTGGCCAGCACCAGACGGCACGCAGCCATGGGTGTTTCATTACTGGCGTATGCGCAGGTTACAAGATGCTGGTGGCGGCGTAAATGTGCAGGACATACCGTTCAGGTTCCAGAACGCCCTGGTGGCTGGGCTTGCATATATGCTGGTGCTTAAACTTCCCAACGCAGACGCTCAGCGCATAATGGCGCTCAAACAGATGTACGATGCAGCGTTGCAGTTAGCTATGGACGAAGATCGAGAAAAGGCCCCAATACGCCTAGTTCCTCGCAATACGATGATGAATTAATAATGGGCAATAAATTCAGTTCTGGTAAGAATAGCATAGCGGAATGCGATCGTTGTGGTCAGCGCTATATGCTTAAAGAGCTGAAACCATTAACGATAAAGACTAAAATAACTAATATTATGGTGTGCCCAGAGTGCTTTGACCCTGATCAACCGCAGTTACTTCTGGGTATGTACAGCGATGTTTTTTTAGATCCGCAGGCCGTACGCAACCCACGGCGTGATTTAAGCCTATCATATCCAACATCGCTAATAGCATCACGAACATTAGAATGGGGGTTCGCTCCTGTTGGTCTTCAAAACGATATGTTCAACTACATGACAAATTCTTTGGTGGGTGTTGGTGCTGTTGGCACTGTAACTATTACAACTTCGTAGGAGATGAAAATGGCTAGAAAAGAAGATGGGGTTGCACAAAAAGGTAAAACTAAATCGCCTGGTGCTAAGATAGATGGCGCAAGTGTAGGTGATGAAACTGGCGGCAAGAAATCTATTGGTCGTTCACAGGAAGCTACTAAGGCTGTTGGGCGTGGTTTGGCTAAACTGGCTTTTCAGAAAGGAGGCAAACAACATGAGTAAAGCTAAAGGTGATAACTTACCAGGTAAAGAAATTCCTGCATACCGCACCCCAGAACTACAGAGCGGAAAGCCTGTTCGTGAAGGAGATCCAAAAACAGACGGTATTAAACAGCGCGGTAGTGGTGCGGCTACTAAAGGCTTCACTTCTCGCGGTCCTTTGGCGTAGGGGGTTTAAATTAATTACGTGCAATTACAGCAGGCGATTCAGGACTATGCCGAGAATACGGAGCAGTTATTCGTAGCTAATATCCCTGTTTTCGTGGAAGAAGCAGAAACTCGCATATACAACACTGTACAGTTACCAGCTCTGCGTAAAAATGTTACAGGCACATTAACTGCTTCAAATAGTTACTTATCTCTCCCACCTGATTGGCTGGCTAACTTTTCGTTATCAATAGTAGATGGATTTGGAAATTATTCGTTTTTACTTAATAAGGACGTGAGTTTTATTCGTGAAGCATATCCAAACGCGGCTAGTACAGGTACTCCCAGGCATTATGCAATTTTTGGTTCTCAATTATCTACCCCTAACAGTATGTCTGTACTTTTAGGGCCTACACCAGACCAAAATTACGTAACTGAGCTCCACTATTTCTACTATCCACCCACTATAGTGCAAGGTGTTATTTCTTTTTTAGGTACTATAACAGGTGGCTCTTTATATACTAGTGGCACATATACAGAGATTCCGCTTACAGGGGGTTCTGGAGCCAATGCTACTGCTACCATTACTATCGTTGGCGGTATAGTTACTGCATGCACGATAAATAATGGCGGGTCTTTTTATGTAGTAGGAGATGTTTTGAGCTTTAATCCATCTTCTGTAGGCGTAGGTACGGGCAGCGGCTTCTCCATTCCAGTGGCATCGGTTTCAAATGCAACAGGGCAGTCATGGCTTGGGGATAATTACGACCCCGTATTGTTTTATGGTACTATGCGGGAAGC